AAAATGTATAATATATAACACATGTTTCAATTATGTTGTTTAGTTTCTATTGTAGACCTTGATAGGAGCGTCTCTACCAATAATTCAAACATAACAAGTCTCATTAAGGAGGATTTATGATTCATCGCAGACCGTTAGCATCACTTAACATTAGTAAAGATGCTTACTTGCGTGTCTCCCAGAATCTAGATAGAATAGTCAAGGGTGATAATGCAGTTATTTCCTCTCCTATATTAGAGGATATTCCAGACAGCTCTGTATTAGCTGGTTGGGATAAAATTTATCAGGCTAATTTATCAAAAGTAAATTCAAGTCTAGACGCTATTGAGCAAAATAATCGATCCAAATTCGGTCCTAGGTCGATTGCAAAACCTTGGACGGATCGTAGGGATGGGATATTGAAAGACTTTTATGGCGATTCGAAATTAGGTTATAACTTAGAAGCGGTTATACCACCCTCAGATTTAGGCCGTTTAAGACCACTTTCACCCGCGAACGCTTTGCCATTCTTAAAGAATAGCACAGCAGGTGGATTACCACTAATGCGTAAGAAAGGTATCATTAAACCAATACTGCTTGATAACTTTGAAATTTGGCTAAAGCAGCGTTGGCCGGCGAATTTATACACAAGAACTCAAGAAGCAGGTAAGACTAGGAATGTCGTTGGTCCAGGTATTGCTGACATTTTATTTGAGATGATGTATTATCGTCCTCTTCTTGATTACCAAAGGAAGTTACCTTGGCGTTCAGCTTTAAACACACCGGAAGAAATCGATTCCTCCGTGACTAAGTTATTTGAACTTAAGTCAAAATTCGACTTGTCTATTGTGTCTATAGACTTTTCAAAATATGATCAAACTGTGAAAGGCGGGTTACAGCACGCAGGTTTTCAATATATCAGATCTCTTTACCAGAAGCGATATCATAATGACCTTTATGCTATTGAAGAAAGGTTTAAGAACATAGAATTGATCACACCAGATGGTATACTTAGTGGCCCTCACGGCGTACCTTCAGGATCTACCTTTACTAACGAGATAGATTCAATTGTTCAATACCTGGTGGCTTCTAACTGCAATGACGTTAAGTTTGTTGACCGTTGCATGATACAGGGCGATGATGGTCTATACCTAGTAAAAGACCAAAGTGGCGCAGAGTCCTTGTTCTCGTGTTTCCAAAGTTATGGATTAGAAGTAAACGAAGATAAGAGTATAGTATCGTCTGAGTACGCAACCTATCTTCAAAATTTATATCATCCTGATTATAGTAGGGATGGTAAGTTAGTAGGTGTTTATTCTACATACAGAGCTTTATGTAGGATATGCTTTCTCGAAAGATTCGACGATTTTCAGAAAGATGGTTTAGATGGAAAAGACTACTTTGCTATTAGGACTATTTCCATTCTTGAGAACTGTAAGTTCCATCCTCTTTTCAGGGAATTAGTAGAGTATGTTGTCAAATTAGACAAATATTCATTAAAATATAGCGACCATGGATTAGCTTCCTATGTTAAGAGGAAAGCTGATCAAGAGGGGAAAGACGTTAGATTTGGTCAGTGGCAATATGGTGATAGCGTGAACAATCTTAGAAAGTTTGAAACCGTTAGGCTTTTGGCCGAGATGACGTAAAATATCTCGGGAAGTAAGTTTTCC